AACGATCGCCTTCTTTTACAAAAGCTACTAGCCAAGATGCATCAATTGAACTGTTAGAAACGTCGCCGGTTTTTCCTAAACTAAAATTTATAGTGGTATTCAAATTTGAAGACGTTATAATTTTCCATGCCGATTCAACGTAGTCGTATCTTAGACCAAAATTTAGATTATTCAACATGAAATTAATTATTTCATTTTCTAACGCTGTAGGCAAATTGTTTACAAATTTAGGTATTATTCGAGAAGCCACTGCTCTTGAAGGGATTATATCATTAAATTCAACTGGGCCAAGTCCCGACACTAGAGCGCCGCGATTAGAATTAGTGCCGTCACCCGCTACCTTAGTAACTTTAGTCCAAATATACGATTTGTAATCAGCATCTTGAGAACTAGTATCGACTTCAACTATTTGATTGTCTTTGAAAACATTTTTTTTGCCGGTGACTGTTGAAGTGGGAGGAATAAATTTTATTAATGCTCCTACCTTGGCATACTTTAACGTGTTAGTTGTATAGGTTCCACATTTTAACAAGGCAGAATCTATGGTGTTAATAAAATAACCAGTTGAATTATTAATGTCGTTGGTTATCTGTGTCCAGGCGGTAGTTTGGTCTACAAAAACAATTTTGTTGTATTTTGTAAAATAGAAGTTGTAAACTTCAGTGTTTGTAAATAATGGCTCTATACTATTTCTTAAAAAATTAATTATATCTAATCGATTAGAATATTTAAAATTTAACGTTTTTTCATTTTCTTCTTTATAGATAAAACCGTCAGTGGCAAATACATTTACCGAACTATACTTTCCGCTAACATCTATAATGTCAAAGTTTCTTGAAATTCCACTAGAAGTTCTGTTTATAGACTTGACCTTTAAGATATCTTGAGAAGCGCCAAACGGTGCCAAGTTATAATCTTCGCCGGTGATCATTCTGTTTTGTGTATAATACACCGCAGGTGCGTTGGCTCTAATTGAAGCAACGTCTTCAGAGGCTGCTGCAGATGTCACTGAAGTTTTTAAACTAAGGCTGATTGTGAGTGTGTGTTCTACGCCCTGCTTGTTAGCATATGGAATAGAAACGTTTATTCCTCTCATTTCTGTTGGGCTGATTGTGTACACTAATCCGTTACTGACTCTATAATAAAATCTAAAACTTCCTTGCGGTAAGTTTCCGTAAACTCCGTCACCGAACAGAATATCTACTCTGTCATTGTTTTTTGTAAGGACTTCGTAGATAGTTCTTACATTGTTTGTAACACTATTATAGGCAATATTGTTTCCTACAAGAGACGATACTCGTGTCCATTCCGCTTGTTGTGTGCCTGCTGTATCTAGGCCAAATAACCATAGATCGTCATTGTTGATATTTTCTGCATCAACTGCTACTTTTTCATTAGTGGTCGGAACTGCAATGGCAAAATCTGCTAGCTCTAGACTACCTTGCTTAAACATTAAAAAGAAACCAGTGTTTGAACTTCCTGCGCCACGAGAATCGTTTTTGTATATAAAACCTAGCTCATTTTTTGGCACTGGTGGTTCTTCGTATATATTTTCTTTATCAATAAAACTTGTGCTCACAACCTCAAATGACATGCCGCGGCCGGCAACTGTTTTTGTATAGGCAAATAACGGTACATCTGCTAACAGTGTTCTAAATCTATATTGTTCAGTCGGTATCGTCTGTATAATTGCAGAGCCTTGACTACGGCCAAATTCAGTGTTATCGCTCATTGCCGAATTCAACACCAAGATAAACTGTTCTAACCAGTTGATGTTCGTGGCATCATTCCAAATAATAGTCTGTGATTGTAGATTTTTTCCGTTGCTGTCTAATAGATCTTCTGTGGTACTTACGGTGTCAAATTTTAACAGGCCTGTTGCTGCAATGTTTCTCTTGGCATTGTAACTCAGCATACGTGCTAGGCGTAGCACACTTTCTTTTCTTTCAGCTAGTTCTAAAAAATTTTCTCTACTTGCTAGATCAATACGAAAACTTATGCTTTGACCAAGGAATGCCACTGCATCGATTAATGCCAAGTATTCTGAACTTTCTATGTAATCGTTGAAATCTTCTGGGTAGTTTTCACGCAGATACGTGATCATTACTCTACGAAGATTTTCAAAATCATAGCTTTTAAAATCAGCATTTTGAAAAGTCTGATATATAGTTTTCCAATCTTGGTTGAGTATTAAATTAGTTTGTCTTGTTGTGGTTGACATTCGTATCCAGTTCCTTTGTAGTATTTAATCAGAAAAAATAACTGGTCATTTAATGACTGAATTGTTTTTATCAAAGTCAAAGGTCATTCTTTCATTGACATTAAAAGGAATATAAACTATGTCAGCTTCAATGCGTATTCCTTGATCTGTTGAATCTACCAACACTGCATTAATGGCAATTCTAGGATCGTAGTTAATAATATCTTCAACATCTTTAGATATAAGAGTTTTTACTTCATCGGTAAAATTTTCAAAAATCATATCCCAAATAATAGTTCCAAAATTTGGGTTTTCTAATTTTTCACCTTTTCGAATATAAAAATGATTTATAATATCTTGTTTAACTAGATCTATATCATATAGTTTAAAATTCTTTTTAGATTCTGCTGAGCTAAACCCCTTGTAGGTAAATGCGCCGTTATCTCTATCGCCTACACTGGCTTTGTTTTTTGCCACAGTTTTTTGATTATATAGTTTTGCCATGTTTATTCCTTAGTCTACATCTCTATCAGTTTTATCTGGTTGAAAAAATTCCGGGGCATTCGATTCGTGCAATTGCCAAGGTTCGTGCATAGGTACCCGCCACATTACTGTCTTTAATTTTTCCTCCGACTGGTATCTCTTCTTCTGACCCCAGCCAACTGTGATATCACTTACTGGTACCTCATGAAGTGACAAAGGCTCAATAGCTTTAGCTTTATCAGATGAAGAAGCGGTAGGACCATTCATGTCAATTCTACTGGCAGTTTCTTTATATCGACCCCCAGCTTTGATATCCATTGTACCCGAGGCTGTATTTTTAAAATTACCGCCTGAATTAATGTCAAAATTTCCTGCGCTGGTTATTTTAGTGTTAGCTCCAACAACGTGTTCGTATTCAGCACCTATAGTCAGTTTCCCGTCTTTGCCTGCAGTGATTAAAAAATCTGTAGCTATGTCGGCTTGTAGTCGTCCAGAGGCTGCTCGCATATTGATGTTTCTGCCAGCTTCAAAATTGATATCCCTATCAGCTCGTATATTCAAATCGTTTTCAGTATGAATAGACACAGAATCTTTTGCATAAATGTCTATTTTACCGTTACTGGTTAGTTCTATCCAGGCGGTGCCTTTGGAGTTTGCAATGTAGATTAAATCTTCTGTATTGTGAAGCAACAACTGGTGTCCGGTACGAGTGCGTACTCGAAAATATTCATTGTAAGGAATTGTAGGCTCGCCTTTTTCTCCCTCGAGAGTATCTGCGTATTCTCTAGGACCTTCTCCTGCAGGCTTTTTTCTTTGATATTGATCATCACCGTCATCAAATACCAACTGAGTACCACCCAGTCTGCTTACAAACACCGGGGCAGGACTTTGACTTTGTTTTGTACCTATACTTTTTTTCAATGCGCCTGGGCGGCGATCTAACGGGCCTGGGGTGCTTATGCCAAATACCATGTTTGGTACAGACCTTCTAGAAGTAGATGTTGTTGCGCCTCTAATGTCGTCCTCTAATAATCCCTGTTCTAGAAATCTATCAGCTATAGGATGCACTGGTTTTTTTATTTTATCCACTGCCATGTTCTTGTCAAGAGTGTTAGCGGCTCTGTTTATTTCTCCTACTGGCAGTGGTTGTTTTGTATCAAATTTTTCTTTATCGCTATCAGACAGGTCAACATCTGTAGATGCAGCAATTGCCGGAATCATATTATTGGTAAATCTACCGGGCACACAACTGATCCAATATCCCTGTGAAGGATCTCCGTCTACAAATGCTACTAGAACAGTTACCCCAACGTCCGGTGGAATAAACCACATTCCGTAACTTTTTTGTGTATCATTAAAATCTGTTTTGTTTTTCCCCATAAATTCATAGGCCGTTGAGCCATAGAATGGACTGGCAAACATCACTGAATAGGTTTGATTTACATCACCTATTACGTTTCCGTCTCTTCTTAACAGTGTGACCTGGAGGCCTCCCATAAATGCTGGATCAAGATGGCTGATTACCTTGGCTAGGTATAACCCTGCGCCCATGTCTCTTTTTCTGGTATTACCTAATCTTTTTTCAGTAGACAATTTATGCTCCGGCTGCTATAGCAGCATCAACAATAGATGACACATCTTTTTGTTCTTTTAATGTATACAACAACACTTGAGATTTGCTTATATTACTTTGTCCTTCATAGGACTGAGGCTGTCCAGTCATCCTGATCAATTTTAAAGTCTGTTGAAAAGT